CTCCGCCCGAATCAAATCCCGCATAGCGCCCTGCCCGCCAATCCAAATCATCAGCTCGAACAGCTCAGACTTTTCCGAGCTGGTGCGGGACCGACCTTCCCCGAGTCGCTGGGACTTCTCGAAGTCCTCTTTCCACTGCAAGACCGCGTTGTTCATTGTTCTAGTAGGCGGGTTCGTCGATGCTGTGCACAGCCACCGGGCTGTTGGTGCAATCCGCCGCAGCGCGTGCCGCAACCACTGCCCTCTCGTAATTCGGCCAGCTGGAGGCATCCTCCTTGACCCGAGTCACGGCAATACCTTTGCCCGGTCCATAAATCGCAGTGACCCAGCGGTCCCCCGCCATCACGACGTAGCGCGTCATTTGAAATTAAAAATTTACTGTGTAAGCTTAGAGATTATACCGGACTCGGACCAGACTATGAAGCATTGCGACTGAGTCTTATGCGTCTTTACCTGACTCATTTTTGTCTTGCTTGGAGCGTTGTCTGCCCTCTACCCGCCTTTGGACTGATTCTGCCCAAGCCTCCTTATCCGCCTGCTCGGCAATGCCATATTCCTGCGGCTGGATCTGAGAAAGCGCCGAATAGACGAACTCGCGCAGCATGGCGGTTACGCGCACGCCTCTTTCAGCTGCCAAGTTTTCGGCCAATTTGTACCGATTGGTATCCAGGAGCAGCTGGCAGTAAATTTTCGACCCGTGCTTCAGGGGCATCGCTAGTCCTCTAGTCTCCTACACAATAGCATACTGAGACACAGTAGACCTACCAGCGCACATCCCGATCCACACCTTTTCTCCACGCATTGGCCTGAGCCACCCGCGCCCCACCCCTCTGCTTGGAGCACCCTTTCCGAATCCCCCGCGCCCACTCCAAGAAAGCGGCAGCCCTCTGCAAATCCGCCGTCTTCGCCAGCCGAATCTCCTTATACAACCACTCCAGCATCATCTCCCTGCCGGTGCGACTCATGAAACTCGTTCTTCGACTAGATCAATCAGGGGTTTAATCGCCAGGATCCGATGATCGGGGTAAACCCGCCGGGTGTACTGCTGTGCCGTGTAAACGTCTGGGGCTTCCATGTAAATGTTCTCGGTCGCCCCATGCTTCGGGTACAGAGTCACCCGGTATTGGGTGAGTTTGATTGGATTATTTGGCGTCGAGCCAACTGCTTCCGACATGAGCTTCCGCTAGTGCTGGAACTTTTCCTAGCCACTCTGACTCGGCCTTTTCCATTGTGGTCTGAAGAATTTCAGCCCATTTTTCGGCTACATCTTCACGCGCAACGAGGATGATTTCGTCGTGCACGACCCCGGACAGCCGAACTTCATCCTCACCGCTCTGGAGCAATAACGGCCAGAGCATTCCCAGTGTCCGCTTGAGAACCGCCGCGCCAGCAGCCTGTATCGGCGTGTTGCAGCGCGTGGTGAGTTTGTTGTGGTCGCCAGGAAGAAACCGCCGGAGGTTCGAGACGCGAACCCGGACCTGACCAATTCCCTTAGTCGTGTCAGCCGCATGAGCAGCTCGACGCTGCCATGCGTTGATGCCCGCATAAGCAGCGTGGAATTTCTGGCGGACTTCCGATGCTTCATCCAAATCCATTTCGATACCCATCCCAGCGGCGTACTGCCGCAGACCCTTTGCGCCCGATCCATATAAGAGTCCGAAGTTGGCCGACTTGGCGATCTGACGCTGCTCCTTGGTGACAGCCTCCTCGGGCACGTCGTAGATCTCCATCGCAGTCAGCGTATGCAAGTCGAGCCCGTCTTGGAAGGCTCCAATCATTAGTTCATCCTGTGCTTCTGCCGCCGCCAACCGCAGCTCCATCTGCGCGAAGTCAGCCACCACCATCTTCCACCCAGCTGGAGCCTGAACACAGATCCTGAACCTGGGATCCCTGGGCACCTGCTGCAGATTCGGGTTCCGGCAACTCATCCGAAACGTATCCGCCCCGGCCTGCATATAGCTGGCACGGATATACCCATCCGGCTCCAGGTGACTAATCAGCGTCTCCACCATCTGGCGCCGCTTCTCAACCTTCTTCCATTTCAAGTACGTGCGAATAACCGAGTGCTCGGCCACGTACTGCTGCATGGTGACCCGATCCACGCTCGGCTTCTGGGTCTTCTCACTTATTGGAACTTGCCCCAGGATCACCGTGAATTTCTGCCGCAGCTGCGCCGGCGAATTGATATTGAACCCGGCCAATTTCTTGGTGCCCAACCGCACGTGACCCTCGGCTTTAGCCCGAAGATTCAGCGACCCATCGGGATCACGCGGCAACTTGTGCTCCTCGGGCAACGCCTCATCCAACTCCTGAATGAACTGCTCACCCAGCTCGACCTGCTCTTTACCGAGATCCTCCTGCAGCTGGAGCAGCAGATCTTTGTCAAACGGCAGGCCATTCCGCCAAAGCGACGCCATCGCCGGCAGCGCAATGCACTCCAGCATCCAAGCCTTGTGCAGATTGCCGGTGGCCATCATCTGCTGGATCGGGTTGTAAAGCTCCATCAGCACGCGCACGTCATTGGCGCCGTACTCCAGCTGCGACATGGTCAGTTCCGCCGACCAATCGCTGCGCTGCTCCTCCTTACTCAAGTCCTCCTTGAGATACCGCTTCACCACTGACTGGAGCGTGTGCGGATGCTTCGGCAGGATCATGCCATTGGTCAAAACCCGGCTGGCGAGCATGGTGCAGAACACCATCCCGCCCGGATAAATCCCGTGCGCCTGCAGCCACCCCAGGTCAAAGACCGCGTTGTGGGCAACCCACTTCCGCGACTCAGAAAAGAACTGGCGCAGCGTGTCCCAACCTGCGTCGTCTAGGTCCCAGCAGTCGATCACCACGGGTAACCGATTGTGGGTAGCCAGCTGGAGCAAGCGCATCTTGCCCTCAGCCGGCTGGAGCTGAGTGGTCTCGCAGTCAAACGCGACGACTTCTGCATCCTGCAGAGTGTCGAGGTGCTGCAGGCCAAGTAGGAAGTTCATGCCAAGTTAGGCAACCGAATCCTTACTCTAGCACACTAACAGTCTCCCGTGCCGGGCAGTCCGCCGCGTAGACCGAGCCCGCCTCTGGAATCCCAAGCAGACACCTGTTTTCCCAGTGCACACAGTTCCGGCAAGTCGCCCCACCATCCAAGCGGGCGTACTTCCGCATCATCACCTCGCGCTTCATCTCCACCCGCCCTGCTGGAGTTTTGTTGTAACACTTGCAGCAATAGATGGGGTTGCGAGTGTTCTTGCCGCAGCTGTAGCAAAGCCGCTCATTGATGTTCAGCGAAACCTGAGTCATTGTTTTTTGAATAGAGAACAATCCTGGGCAAAAGTTCCACCAGCTTCGGGTAGTTGCATGGTGCAACCCTTGTTATCCCAGTGGATGCAGTCATAACAAGCATCGCCCTCAAGGGTATCAAGCTTCATGTATTTGAGAACTGCCTCCTCAAACTTTTGAAGCTTCTCAAAGTGTTTCATTTGAGACGCATCAATCTCAAAAGAAGTCGCAGCGTATCCACAAGTAAGACACTTGCGTCTAATCCGCGTGGCTGGAACCCGTTGCCGCACCTGAGGTTGGCGGTCCCGTATTTCTGTGGCGCGGAACGTTTTGTTACCGCACTTCGGACAAAATTTCACTTAAGCCAAGTCCAAGCCTGATTGTTACAGATACGCCAAGCGTGTTTTTTATCAACATCAAATTCAGAGGCCAGTTGCCTGTAAGACCAGCCATCTTTCTGCAGCTGGCGCATTTTGCGAACCAGCTCAGGCGTTAGAAGTGCAGCGATGTTTTCCTCGCCGCGTTTGAACTTGACCCCTTGGGGCATTTGCTTAGTCATTCCAGTGACGAATAACTCCGGCGCAAATGAAGAGGTTTGTGGTCATGTAAGCGCTGAGGATAAAAAGACGCACCAGTGCAACCTGATCAGCGATCCGATTGTGCTGGTGCGCTTTTTCACCGACAGCGAGAGCGAGGACTCGCCACCAATGCCTCATTTTTCGATGTAGGCGTCCGTGGCTAGTCGGTTGATGAGGCGAGTCAAGTACCACTGAGCCTTGCGGGCATCTTCGTATGCGTCATTTTTTAACCACATACGACTGAGATACTTGATAACCTGCCATTGAAGGCCCCCAAGCACAGGATCGGGCGCGGCCTTCACCCAGTCTTCGAGCACATCAATCACCTCCGTCTTCCCAGCTGTGTAGTGGGCGGGGTGATTAACGGAATCCACAGAGGTCAGTCGAAATTCGTTCATCCTTTAGATGCCTGAACGGTTTGATCGCCCTGGTAGCGCCCGGTCACTGAATAGTCGTTATTCGGCAGGAGTGACATCTTGTGGAACACAATCTGCGCAATCCGCATTCCTGGCCAAAGCGGCACAGGGTGAAGTACACGAGCATTCACGAGTTCGAGCGTGAGGCGGCCCTCATAGCCAGGGTCGATGTACCCAGCCATAAGGTGTTCGATCCCTTCTCTCGCCCGACTGGACTTAAGCGCGAGTTGCCCCGCAACAACGTTCGGGACCTTGAACTGCTCCAGCGTTTCCGCCAGTACGAACTCGCGTGGCTGGAGCATGAACGGCGCTTCCTTCGTGTGCCCAGCGATCGAGAAAGGCTGTAGCTCGGAAGTCTGCTTGTCCTCAATCAGGAGATTCTCGCCAAGCCTCACGTCCAAGCTGGCCGGATTGACCAGCGTTGGATCGTAAGGATTGACCATCCCCCTCCTGCTGAGACAAACAATCTCGTAATCAGGAAGGATTCCCATTCCGCCTCAAACGTTGACGGAGGCGGGAGTTGCATCCTGCTGGATCGAGACGTGCTTCCAGGTCAGGCCGTACTTGATGCTGTAGATCACGTTGGCGGCCACGCCGTAATCCCGAGCGATCTTGGCAGCGGACTCACCAGCCTCAAGACGAGACTTAATGGTGACGACCTTGGTTTCGTTCAGGACGTTGCGACGCCCTTTGCGGGTGCGGCGGGTGGCCTGCGCTTTGGGAGCGACAGTGGCCTTAACCACCGGGGCACTAGCAGGCTTGGAATCCAGAGAGACACTTACGGAACCACCAAGAATCGACTGGAGCTTCGAGAGAGTGTCAGTCAGTTCCTTGTGCTGAGAGTCGGAAAGGATGTGCATTTGCATGAGTTGGAACGTGGGGACTTTAGTGCAGAGGGAGCTATTTGGTTAGCTCGATCTGAATGGCTGCCTGAAAGTAGCCAGCCATCTTCATGCGGCGGTACTCGCCTTTGGCATCGTCGGTCTGCTTGTCTTCAAGCAGCTCATACCGATGCCGCGACTCGTTAAGAGCCGACCGAGTGTCGATGTTGAGCATGTTCAGCTCATCATCCGAGAGCTTGTCCAGCTCATTGAGATAGACAACCCGGTTCAGCAGAAACGAGCGGTAGAAGGGAATCAGTGTGCTTTCAGTCATCAATCAGCCGAAATAGTCCTGTCGTTTTTCTTCGACCCAAGCATCGTATGCGGCACGATCAGCGAACTCGTGCTTGAAGCAGTCGGGCACGGCCAGATCAGTCCGGGGTTTCTGCTGGCGCAGCTCGCGCAGATCGTTCCAGTTGTACCCGCGTGATTGGCGGTAGTAGTCGGCGTACCAGTCAGTCATGCGAAAAAATTGGGATCTTGGTGTTTTAGGCGGGTGAGATCAGAGAGTCTCAGTTTGAGAATCTCGTGGATGGCAGCGCTGGCGAGTTTGCTGGAGCAAATCGTGTCGCTGGTGGTGAAAACGTAGATGAGATGGCGGTAAAGCTGGGTCAGGGTGCGGACCTTGACCCAGTGAGTATCGCCGGGGATTGGCTCGGTGCCATATTCCCAATCGTCGTAATCGCTGGAGTTACGGAGATCCCGAGCCTCACTCGTCGGGATCAATCGGTGCCCAGTCATCGACTCGTTCGGCGATGAGCTTGCAGAGTTCTGCATCAGTTGCCGGGATCAGGTCTTCATCCGAAAGGT